TTTTTTTTTTTTTTTTTGAATAACAACTGTCCGTATACCAAATAGCTGGCCTGGGACTTTAAGATTAGTAAGGGTCGACACGGAAGGGGACGCTTTTTCCAACATAGCCGGTGGTGTACTTCATAAGGAGCATAGGATCACGATACTGAGCCACGTGATTGCGCTTGTCCTGACGAGACAAGAGAATGCCCTCATTGGGAACATATTTCGCTAGGATGCTGAGGCGACTGGGAGCCTCCATAAGACACGAAAAATCACCGAGATCAAAGTGGACGCCTATCTTCTTGAACAAAGGCACAAGATCAGAATTCCCACGTGGCCACATCTTGAACTTGAGGAAATATTCGATGTCGAGCTCAATGACACGCTCGATATTCTTCCACTCAGCAACAAAAGAATCATCAAGATAGCGCAAAAATGCATACGCCATCTTATTAGTGCCACAAGTATCGATCATGAGCCCTCTCCATTTCGCAATCCAGTAGGAGGCATCCAGATCACCTATAACCGACGTGGTGTTGCAGGCTTTAGCAATGTAATCGTTCGTAGAGCGCCATGGGAAGAAGTCGACGGACACTCCGCCCCCCTTAAGCTCTCTTACGAGCTCTATGGTGCGGCGTTTGAGGTAGACAGGCCCCTCTATATCCATAACGTCGTACTTGGCATAACGTTTCGTAACCCATGGTTTCTCGTGAGTAAATATACGCGTCTCATTCATCTTTATATTGAGGTTAAAGTTGGCCTTGTACCACGATTCCATGTAGAGCGGCTTAAGGGAGGAGGTCTTCTGTTCCTTGCAAAGATCCTCATAGGAACAGTACGAGCTACTACAGTAGAGCCACAATTGACTCTTAACCATCATGTTGAGGAGATCGTCACCATACTTCTTCGAAAAGTTAATGCGCTTGAAGAGCGAAATCTCTTCAGCCATGGTCTTAGCATCCATCCCAGAGGCTTTGCAGTGAGCGCGAAGACGGCGGTAAGAATGCATTCTAAACGCGAGCCAACACCAAATAGAGTAGAGAGTGTCACCAGCAGAAGTACCGAAAAGACCAGAAAACATGACGCCAATGACCCATCGATAATCCATACCGACCCACTTGATGAGCGAGACAGCAATATCATCGGCAGAAAACGCCATAAACGTCTTGAGAATACTATAATTGGAGGGCTTGTAGCCGGAATATGGACAATCAACATCTTTATCCTTTTCGTAGAAGAGCAATGGGAACATAAACACCCAATTAAGGAAAACAGCCAACATCGTCTGATCCATCTTCTGCAGATCACCATCCATAGTAGCGACATTGCCACAGGCAGAGTCCCACTCCGCTCTCATAACGCGAGCAAATTCTTGGTCGTACTCACCGTGGGAGCGATTAAAGCCAATACCAACTTCTTTGGTTCCAAAGAGATACGAAAAAGGAGCACTGTAGATGTACTTATCAATGAGGTACTTGAGGAAGGACACAATGAAGAAAATTCTGACCTTGGTTTTGTCGACATCGTGCGTACGAACTTCAGATTTCATCGCCATCTTGGACGGGAGAATAGGAAACCAGCGACGATTGTACATGCCTGGATTTCTAAGAACAAGACCTTTAATCTTAAGGAACAAAGAGTAGAGCTTATCAAAATCACGGTGACAGGCCTCTCCTTTAGTAAGAGAAACGACACGCTTACCTACC